GTTTTCTTTGCTTAAATTCAAATTGGAAAAAACTATAGGTCTAAGAAATTGGATGAATTACCAAAAATTCCGTATTAATCGTATTGGAAGAAAGATTAGAGATAATATTGGACATCCGGCTTTTTTATTGACTACTGCTTCAGTTTTAGTATCTATACTTTCTATATATAAGGTTTTAAATTCTTTCAAAAAGAATAGTAGCACTTCAGATAATATAGGTACAAAACCTGAACCAATTAATGATGAACGTGAGAATGTTTGGTATAAGAAAGATTTTCAATTATCTGAATTTGAAATTTCTAGATCTACTTCATCATCTAAAGGTTTAAATCGCGATAAATTTGTGAATATGATTTCAAAAAATCTAATTTCATTTAAAATTTTCACCAATCCTGGTAAAAGTATTAGTGGAAAAGCTACATGTTTAAAAGGACAATTATATATGACTAATAATCATAATATACCCAATTGTGATAATCCTTTAAAATGTGAAATTGTATCATCAAATTGTAAAGATGGTGTCAATTCTAATATAATGATTAAATTATCTGAAAAACAAATTTATAGAGATGAAAGACATGATTTAGCTATTTTCATTATTCCGAATCTACCACCAGGAAAAGATATAACACCATATTTTGCTCTGGATGATATAGATATCAAGACTAGAGGATTTCAATTGCACAGACAACACAATGGTTCTATATTACAACAAATTTAAATTGTATATCTAAGAAAGGTTGGAATGTGAAACCTACTCCAGGTTTCATTGGTGAAATTTGGTCTTCTAAGATCGATGGTGGAACTATCAATGGTGATTGTGGTTCTCTTATGATAGGAGAAACTTCTAGAGGATATATCATCTTGGGATTTCATGTCTTAGCAAGTACTATTATGAAAACTGTCGGTTCTATTAATATTAATTATAATGATATTAAAGATGAGAGATTCATGCAGGATTTTAATATTCAATCAAATGTACCTAGAATCTCATCTGAATCTGTACATAGAGAATTAATAAATTTACATCCAAAATCTGTATTTCGATATATAGATTCAGGTTCTGCTATGGTATATGGTTCCTTTGCAGGATTTCGACCTAAACATAAGTCAAGTGTTGAGATATCACCAATGGCTTCTTTTTTATCCAATTATAATTATAAAATTAAATATGGTCCTCCCGTAATGGAAACATGGGAACCATGGCATATTGCAGCAGTTGATATGGTC